TGGGCTTAAATAGTAACGTATAGTTTCGAGAATCGAGAAATTCTTATTATACAGGTCTAGGTCCCTGATATAGTCTTCTAATAACGTTTTATTCGATGCTATCTTATCTCTTTCATTAAGAATAGCATTTAAGTCATTATTCAATCTATCAGCTCTAGACTTAGCTTCAGCCATTCTAGCATCTAAAGTTTTAACTTTAAGTGCTATGTCAGATAATGAATTAATTTGAGCTTGAAGTTCTTCATTTCTTGTGTCAAGACCAATACATTCATCTACTAAAGACTTACATTTAGTATATACTTCAATCTTAAACTCTGTTAGAGATATATCAGTTACAGTTTCACTGATAGCATCTTTCTCAACCATCAATCGATTATCAATAGTAGTTAGTTTATCTTTCAATGAAGCGATGTCAGAATCTAATTCATCGATTAGAGCCTTGTTTGCTTCATACTTCGCCGCTGGTTCTTTTAATGATTCAATGATTTCCTCATAGTTAGATTTAGTAGTGATAATATTAAAGATACCACGAATCTGATTGAAGTCAATCATTAGCTTTTCCATATGGTCTAAAGAAGCTAATAGTTGGTATGGGTCGATGATATAATCAACAGGACTCTTTTCTAATAGCTTTCTGAAAGATAATACCATACCATGAAGATTAGTAAATCTCTTATTGAAGTCATATAGTTCTTTATAAGATTCAATATCTTTCTCTAATGATTTTAATAAAGTCTTAGACTCACTAATCTCTTTATTAATATCATTGATGCGTTTCTCAGGATGCTTAGATGATGCTTCAATTGCTTCTTTAACAAATGAGCAATCATCTATCTTACATTCTTTAGGTCTTAAGGCTAATGATTTAGCTTTATCAAATAATATTTCATAAGCTAATACCTCAGACTCTAATTCACCCACAGTTCTAGATACTTCATTATAAGTGCGAGATAACTCAACGGTTTGGTCTACATACTTACCATCATTATCTAGTGTAGTCTTAACGAAATCATATTTTTCTTTCTTAGTGGTAACATCTAAACCATTATAAAGACTATCTAATACTGGGACAATCATTTCCATAGCATTGACTAAAGCCTCTGCTTCGGAAAGATTCTTAATAGAAGAATTTAAACCATTGATATCATTTTCAAGTTCAGCTATCTTAGCTTTAGTATCTTTATATAGGGATAGATCAGAATCACTAAATCCTCCATCTAATAAAGTACCACGTTTAGTAATCTTAGTTTGCAGAGAATTGAATGCTTCATCTTTTTCTCTACTTATACTTTCAATCTTAGCATTAGCTACGGCTTCTTCAGATTTCCATTTGGATATATCTTTATCAAAAGTACGTAGACTGTTATCAATGATATCTTTTAGTTCATATAAGTTCTCGCTAGATAATTCTCCTTTAGAAAGATCAATAACTTGAGATTTAGATGCACTGATATAATCAATATTATCTCGTATCTCTTCGTTGATCTTATAGTATTCTTCAAGATTATTATCTCTAGTCAAGATACCAATCTCTGCATCAATCTTAGATGCTTCAATTACTGCTTTATCTCGTTCACTAGATACATCTTCTACTTGTTTAGAGATATTGATAAATCTAGCGTTCAATTCTTCTATATTACCAATCTGTCTAATCTTAGACGATATAGTATTGATCATATTCTTAAATGTAGAATACTTCTTAGTAATGACTTTATACATGTTGTTGTATACTTCAATACCATTAATAATACTATTAACAAACTTCTTACGTTCAGCTGGTTTCTTATCTGCTAATCCTCTATCTTCAGAAGATAGTTGAGATAATGTAAGGAAGTTAGCATCTAAGTTAAATAAATCAAATATGATGTCTTTACCAGAGGTCACATTCCAAGTAGGATTCAACTCAACTCGGTTCATTCCTTTATATACTTGCATCTTAACTTGACCTCTAGATCCATCATTCTTTACTGGGTGAACGTATAGTATCTCATATACTTCACCATTGTAAAGATATCTTAATGTTTTCTTACCCTCCATCCCAGGGATAATAGCAGTATTATCATCTTGGAGTGGAGATAAAGCTTTTAATAATGTGGACTTACCCGAACCATTGGAGCCACGAATGATGACGATATTAGAGGTAGACTGTGATAAGTCTACCTCTAGGATATTATCGCCACGACCATTATAAATACCAATATAATTTTCAAGTCGAATTGATAATAGTTTCATTACAATTTACCTATAGCTTCTTAACTATAAAATCTTTCTCATTACTAGAATTGGCTAACATGATTTGATCGCCAATCTCAGATTTATTATAAGAATCTTCTGTTACATTAACAAAGAATTCTCCATTAAGTTCAACTAGGAAAACAGAGTTACTTTGATTATTAACTTCATTAATAATCATATTACGTTTGTCGGTTATTATATATAATGGAGATTCATTGATATAGTCTTTATAAACTATTCTAACCACTATGTATAATAATGAAATAACAAGAATAATCAAGAATGATATTAATACTAAGACTATATCCATTATAAGCAGTCCTCTCTAATAAACAATCTATAATTGTATTAGATTGTTTAGGCTAGATTATTATTTTATAGATCTATATATAATGAATAGTAGGACTACTGATATCATTGTGACAATATAATCTATATCCATTTCTGGTCCATGTATAAATCTATAACATAAACCGAATAAGAATATATAACACAACATCAGTTCTAGAGTAGTCATATAGTTACCTTTTTTTATTATTAGTTAATATGCAGATTACTGTCATTAGTATTAATCCAACATTAACCACAAAGCTAATATTAGATATTAATGTTAGCATTGCTGCTGCAATTAAGATTGCTAAGGTTAATTCTATCATTCTATCACTCTCCTGTATACTTTTCTAGTATATTCAAGAGTGCCTTTGATATCTTATAACCTATAACGATAATTAATGCTGTCAAGATCACTGACGTGCTAAAAATAAATAAAAGTATTCTCCCTTCAGGAGCTTGTAGCATATCATGTATAATATATCCGAAACAAGCAATATAAATAATGGCACCTATGATATATAGCAAATTATTCTTTGAAACCATAAGTAAATTCTCCTTTCATTTATTATTGCTTTGTTCAAGATTAGACATCAATCTTCTCTGTAGTAGGATATGGTAATCCCCATCTCCAGTCAATAGAGAATGATTTACCACAATCATTACACTTGAATTTATATAATTGGTATCTATTCAAATTATCTAATACTTGTGCTGGATCTTTACTGAAAGCTAAGATAATATTAGCATAGCTTACACCTTTACCATTAGAAGTATATAGATCGAAGTTCTTTGAATAACACTTAGGACAAGTACAATTATCAATTATTGCTTCTTTCATGTGTTTCACCACCTCAAAAAATAAAACCCTCTAGGATTATGTATCCTAGAGGGTAATATATTATTCTTTACCTTGCATAGCTTCGATAGATTCTTTAATTTGTTTTTCAATATCAGAAGTTAGTTCAAGTTTCTTAGATTCTTGATCTTCTTCAGTTACTTCTTTGATACCATGTTTTTCAATAGCGTTATCGATAGCTTTATAAATGATATCCATTGCTGGAATCATTAGCTCATCAGACATGTTGAATAACAAATCAATTTGTTCTTTAAAGCGTGGTTCAAATTCAAGTAAGTCTTTGAATACAACTTTAGTGTATTTAGCTTCCTTATCTTCAACCATTTCAGCATCATTAAAGTATTTAGCGTTTAAGAGTATATTACGAAGTTTAAGATTAGTTACTTGATCTTCAAATGCTTCTTCTATCATAGCGATAAATCCTTTAAGATTGAATTCTGGTACAGCCCCAGCTTTAATAAGTTCTTTAGTAATAGTTGGATAATAGAATGCTTTCATCCAGCTATCTGTATCAAACAATTCAAATTGAGCCAATACTCGAGAAGTAAATCCATGTGGATTTGGAATCTTGAATTTGGTCATAAGAACTTGTTGAATGATATCGGTAGATTTAGCAATATTGAAATCGATGAAAGATTTAACTTTCTCTAAGTTCAAGTTATGATAAACTACATCGATATATGTAAGAACTGTATATAAGTGTGTTTGTGGTGTTTCAGAACCACACAACCAACTATAGAATGTAGCAAAGAAAGAATAGATTCCATTATAGTCTTTCTCAGCTACAAGTTTAACAAATGCATTGAAGTTAATCAATAAAGAGTAAATAGAATCTGACTCACGATTAACTGCCACGCTGAATGGATTATCTGATAAACAATCTGCTTCAATCTTATCATTATAAATCAAGATAACATTCTTACCACGAATGTTAAGTTTACGACCATAAGCTTGTGCTTCGATATCAATATCCAATTCTTTCTCTTCTACTTTGTTCATATCAATGAAATAGTTTTCATTGTGATCATTAAGAAGTAAGTAATCTGGGGATAAAGTAGATAAACGATCCCAATACAATGAATTTGTATCAAGAAGTTTTACCAAATAATGTCCAAAATTATGGATGTCAGTATTTGCTTGTCCTACGCTCATGAGAACCTCCTATTTAGTCTTCGTATACATGATACGACGAATATCACCTTCGGCAACTTTAATTGAATCAGAGTATTTAGCTTGGTTCATATCAAGAAGGATATCAGTATATTCCTTCTTGACACCACCAACTACTACTTTACCGAATTCAATTTCTTTGCCGAGTTTATTATAGCGTTCTTTTAGTGCTTCCATTTGAGTTCTGGAGAACACAAAGATTCTATGATAAATATCAGCCATTTTAAACCTCCTCAAAGTATATTGAGCAACTGTCTTCCATGTTAATTAGAGCTGGACGAAGTTGTTTCTCAAATGCTCGAGTTCTAGCTACCTTAGCAATTGTTTGACCTAATAAGTCAGCATCAAATGCTACCGCTGCAGGATCTCTAGTATCTGTTAATTCTAATCCAGCATCATCAGCTAACATGATAGCAGATGTGTATCCTTTCTCTTCACGGTATATATTAAGCATCTTACTAAAGTTTTCATCCCATACATTTGGTTCTTCTTCATTAGTAAATGAGTTCCATTCATATACACCATAATTGAGTGGACATAACATACCACCTACACCAGGATCTGATGCGGATGAAGTATTCAAATCGATAATCCCTAAATGAGATGGATCGATTGCACGTACATTACGTGCTACATTCTTACTATTAGATTCCCCAGGACCAGATGGACCTTTAATGGTATACTTTAATTGTAAGAATGAATCTCTATCGTTAACCATATTACGGAAACCTTTAAGATTAGATTTCTGTAATTCAGCAATCAATGCCATTGGTTGAGTATTCAATTGCTGTTTGATACGATAAGCTTCCATGTTAGGATCATGCTTCTCTGGTAAACGTCTAAGCTTAACATTGATAAGCATGATATACATAGCTGCAATATATTCAGACCATCTAATCCGTTTAGTAGAAGCATCTAAGTTATTCTTCAAACGAATTGAAGAGAACTCACATGCCATCCATTTCAATACAGAATAGATATCTTCTTTGATATGATCAGGTAAACGCAAACGTTTCTTAGTTGGAATATCATAAGAGTTTTCCAAAGATTCAATGATTGCATTACCTTTAGTGAATACAGAAGTCTCAGAAGATACGAAGTTATATCCTAACTTACATATCCAGAATTCTGTAGTATAGATTTGATCTAATGTAGTCTTCTTAGTTGCATATAAGCTTATAGCTCTAGCAAAGGAAGCTACAAAAGATTGTAAGATACGATCATTATCCATAAAGGATTTAACTGCTGAGATATAGAAAGGTGTCTTCATATGAGCATTAGCAATCGCAAAAGTATAATACTCTGGATCGTTAAGATCATGATCAGAAATCTTAATTACATCTTCAAAGTTAAACTTATCTAAAGTTTCATACCATCCGAATCTAGCTAAGTAGTATTCAAATAGAGTAACTTTATGATCAAATAGATATACACTAAACATTGCTGCACGAACTGTTTCTTCATTAGTTGTATTCAAATCAATGAAGTTACGTAACATCTTTACAGCATTAGAGTTTGTCTTTAGTGTAATAGATTGAGTCTTAGCAGATGATGCTGTAGTATTATTATACGTACTACCATCTACTAATTGGAATAGTGGGAAGTAGTCATTACCATTCAAATGGATATAAGCTCCATCAATAACTCTTGGGATCGCAATAAGTACATCAAAAGTATCTTCATCTTTAGTACAAGCTACATGATAAGTTACTTTCAATATCTTAAGATCAGAATCCTTAATAGATATGGATGGAGTCTCATCTCCTATAAGTAATTTTTGTACTTCATTATAGTCATCTATAACTTCAAAGTTTAGTACTTTGATAGTATAGAACTTGTTTCTTTCACAAGAAAGAATAACGTCCTTCAAGTCTTCAATGATATCATCATCGGACTTATTAAAGAACTTGTCATTGAACTTAGGTCTATTTTTATCGTTATATTCTGCGATAAACTTAGCTTGTGTGTTCATTGTCACCCTCCCCAATATTGGT